ATGATGTTGTCTGGAACATATCCTCTATTATTATCGATCCGATCGATTGTAGGTGTCCCGTCATCACGCTTACCGGACCGACGGGGCGTTAGAGGGATACCGAGGACTGGACAGTTCTGTGGAATCTCAAAGTCATCGATGGTGATAGAGAACTCCAGCGCCCGCAAACGGGCACCGGTCTTCGCTCCAGTCAGCATCATTTTCTTCGGATTACGTCGCTTCCAGTCCTCGTTCTTGTGGCGATACTCGGTTCTGTTCTTCGACTTGACGCACTCCCGGCACCACACACCGTGACCGTCCTTCTGACGCTTGTTCTTGTTGAACTCGCTCAGCGGCTTTGACTCGCGGCACAGGGAGCACGTCTTCACGCGTAGAACCGACCGTTATGGAGGGTGAGGATCGTGCGTCGCCCGTTAGGATACGTTACGATGTGTGAGTGCGCCCACGACGACGGTCCACGGTTGTAGCCCATATCCAGCGAGCCAGAGACGCCGCCCACATAGGCTCCGTCGCGGATCGCAGGGCTGTGGGTGTGGCCGGTGTTCGACTTCATCCCTGCCCGGCTGATCGCCAGTGGCGAGCCGCGCGCGCCATTCGGACCGAGGTGACCGTGCATCCCGCATTCGATGTCGCCGCAGATGACGAAGGACTGATCCTCGTTGACGAAGACCACATCATCCGGGCACCCGTAGGCACGCATCACCTGCTGGAAGATGTCTGGCGATTCAAAACCGGCGGCCAGTTGCTTGTAATACCAAAGCTGGCACGACAAGAAGAACACCGCGTTCTCCGGGTCGTCCCGGTAATCGGCGGTTTTCAGCCATTTGAGCAGCGCTTGGTCGTGGTTGGATTCCACCACGATCGACAGGCAGTCATCACGCTGCACTTCGTTGAGGAAGTGAGCACAACCGCTCAGCGCCACCTGAACACTGTCGCTCCGCGTGCCGGCGGTGTGACGCGCGAACCGGAAGTGGTGGTCCTTGATGTTGTGGTGGTTTCGCGGCGAGAAGTCCGAGAGATCATGGTAGAACTCGTAGTGTGGACGCAGCGTGTGGATCAGCGGCACCGGGCCGAGGTCGTGATCTTCATCCACATCCACACGATCCCAATTCGACCGTGCCCAGCGGACGCCCTCGTCCACGTCATAGCCCCACGTCGCCAAGGCGACGGTCGGGTCCAGCTTCTCGTGGTGGATGTCGCCATAGCTGATCGCTTCGACGCGGTGCCCTTCGGTCACACCATCACGCGTCACGAACCGGTCGAGATCGTAGAACGAGCCGTCGTCCAGATCGGTCGCGAGGAGATGCCGGCAATAGGTCGAGCCGTCGGGAGCCAGTTCGACCAACACGGCACCCACCATGTGATGGAACATGCCCTTGATGCCGGCCTTCTTGCGGATGTAGTTGGGCAGCGTGACAGCACCGGTGGTCATAAGCTGCTTGGCGCGCTCATGCTTCATGGTGGCGATCGATTCGAGTTGGACTTTCGGATGCGGGAACACGCCCCAGCGGGCGCGGGTGTAGGTGGAGAAGCCCGACAGCGGCGTGACGGCGGTCGGCAGCGTGTTCATCTCGCCGCAGAAGTCGAGTTCGTCGCCGATCCGCACGCGGTCATGTGTGATGTAGGGATCGACCAGCGGGTGGAAGCCGACCTTGGGCGACCGGGTGTCGTGGTCCTCGAACAGCGCCTTGCTGTAGGTGAAGCCGGACACGATGATCTCGCAGTTCTCCAGCCAGTCCGCGTAGACGTGCAGGCAGTTCCAGAAATCCTCGTGGACCTTGGAGCTATCCTGCGCCGAGGTCAGGATGAAATAGCGGACATGGTCGGCCATCGGCTCGAACACCTGTGGCCGGGGTGCCCGGTAGGAGGTGAAGACGAACTCGCCGGTGTCAGCCGTGGAGGACAGAAGCTCAGCCATGTGCTTCTTGAGGCGGAGGCGGATCGTGGACTCAGGAATACCGAGTTCACGACCAGCCGCCCGGATGCCGCCGCAGACTTCGACGGCTGCTTGGATTTCTTGAATGGAGTGCTTCATTGTCAACCCAGAATGGAGGTGGAAGACGCAATGACGGCCGGCGGGGGCGCAAACATCGGGTGGGAATAGGCGATGCCGCCGCAGCCGCCCTTGTGACGCCAGTCCCAGACGAACCACGAATAGTTGTGGCGAGGACTACCGGTGGAGCCTTCGACCCAGCGCGGGCGCTTGGTGACGACGACCTTCTTGTGGAACGGTGGCAGGCCGAACAGGTCCATGCGGCCCTTCGAGCAGTCGAACTCGTTCCGCAGGAACATCGCGACCTGCCCCTTGACGGGCTGCATCAGCGCGATCGCGTGGCGGAGGAACAGTTCGGCCAGACTGACGCTGCTGCTCTTCATCCCGTATTTGCGGGCCAGCGGCTCAAGGTGCGCCCATTCGTCCGAGGTCAGATCGACCGTCTCGTAAGGCGGGTTGGACACGATCGCCCGGATGCTGTCGTCCGGGAGCTTGGTCTGCATGAGGAAGTCCGCGAGGCGGAACTTCTCATCATAGCCATAGTCGATGATGTCGCTCGCCCAGACCGTGTGACCATATTCGGTCAGCCGGTCGGCGATGTCGCCCTTCCCCGCCGCACATTCCCAGACGTTGTCGTGGATCGTGACGTGCTGGAGCAGGCAGTCCACATTCTCCTGCGGGGTGCAGTAATGGTCGGCCGTGATGCGTTCATAACCGGAGTCTCCGATCATGGCTGCGTCTTTCATGGCACGCAGCGTTCCCTTGGCGACGCCGAGCGCCGCCGAAATATTCGGGTCTGTCATGGGGTTCCTTAGCGGAGGGAGAATTTGGTCTTGATCGCGCGCCAGAGATGAACCAGCGTTTCCGAGATCGTCGGAGCCGTGGTCATCAGCATGACGTTGATCTTCCCGGCCGGGCGCGGGAAATCGATACCGACCATGGGGATGCCGGCGTCGGCGAAGATTTCCTGCGTCTTGGCGAGGCTGGCCGCCCAGCGCTCGGCGACCTCCGGGGCTGGGTTCTCGTAGACGACGCGGGTGATCCCGGCCTGAGCCACGAAAACGGCGCAGCGATCGCACGGCGGCAGCTTCGAGGTGTAGAGCGTGCAGCCGTCCACTGAGCCGCCTGCATTCAGGATCGCGTTCATCTCAGCGTGAACGATGCGGCTGTATTTGACCTCCCGGTCAGCATAGAGCGCCGGGTCATCCGACATCCCACGCGGGAAGCCGTTGTAGCCGAGGCTGGCGATCGTCTTGCCGTCCGGGCGGACGATGACTGCGCCGACCTTCGTGCTGGGGTCCTTCGATCGGGTGGAGACATAGTCCGCCATGCCGATGAAGAATTCATCCCATTCAGCCTGCTTGGTGGTGGAGTCCATAGGTTGCTTTCGTGTAGGCGGGCACGATCATTTCGGCGGCGATACAGCGCGCGACTTTCTCGTGGAGCTTGGTGATGAGGGCGTTCTTGTCGCTGATCGCCTCGAAGCGCGAGACCGAGGCTTCGACCTCGAACCGCTGCCCGTTGAAATCGAACAGGCAGTGCGCTTTCTCTTCGCCCAAGAAGTTGAGCGACTCGAAGAAGACCACGGCGTTGAAGCCATTGCCTTCAAGGCGGATCGCGTCCTTGAACTTGGCCGCTGCTGCCTGCTCCATCTCCCGGAGCAGGCGGACGCTTTCGTCGGTGGGCGCGCGATGCTCGGTGATCTGGGCGCGGCTATCGATGTAAGCCCGATGGGTTTCGGACCGGCGAGGCCACGGTTCCCCGTAGCCTCCGTCACCTCCCCAGATGCTCAACCGCCCAGCGCCTTGTTCGCGATTTCGAGCTTCGCCTCGGGCGACAGGCCGCCGACGATACCCTTCTCGATCAGCGCGAGGCGTTCGCTCAGCACGCGCTCGGCCGAGGTGAGGCCCTGCGCCGTCGCGGCTTCCTTGTGGATGAACATGATCGCCTCGTTGAGCAGCACGAGGTCGCTGGTGAGGCGGCTCTGGTTCAGCGTCGCTTCGATGCGGACGCCGGCCGGCAACAGATCGCTCGTGTCGCCGTTGATGTTGATGACGAAATTGCTCACAGGAGGTATCCCCGATTCAGGTAATTGAGCGGAATGTGGTTGCCGCCGGTGGTGGTGATCTCCTCGAACTTTTCGAGGAACTTCCGCTTCGCCGTCTTGGCGTCCCAGACGTAGAATTCCGGGACGACGGAGTGGATCGAGATGCCGGGATGGTCGTTCTCGTTCGTGTAAGGCACGCAGGGCTTGCCCACGAGCGCATCACGTTCGAGGAAGATCATCATGTCATCGACCTTGCGGACGGCGTTCTGCACGGCGGCGCTCATCGGCACCTTGAAGACCGAGATGATCTTCCGCATCAGCGCAGCCTCGACCGCGTAATAGTCGCCCAGCTTCGCCTTGATCGGGCGAGGGACATCACGGAGGTAGGCTTCCGAGGCGTCGTGCAGCAGGCCGTAGAGGGTCGGGGCGACCTCGCCGCTCCAATCAACATCCGACAGCAGCGTCGCCCGGTTCAGGTTGACGATGTCCGCCAGATGGACGCAATGCTGCGCCACCGAATAGTCCGATGGGTCACCGTTGATGTCCATGGTGACGCCGGCCCAGCGCCGTTCACCAGCGAGGACGTGTGCGATGAATTCGATGTCGAAGTCGTTGCCGGGATGGTCCGGCTCCAGCGGCCAGAAGTAGCGACCATGGGTGATCTGGTTGGCACCGTCGAGGCTGCTGATCTTGGCGACGGCGTGATGGCGTGCCAAAGCAGAACGCCACTGATCGGGCGTCCGCAAACATGAGAGTTGCATCGGGATTCCTTTGTCGGGAAGGATGTCTGTTAAGCAGAACTGACTGTGAATGTCAAGTTAGAATGTCGGTGACGACTACTTCGATGCGATCGCCGTCAGCGCGTCAGCGATCCGCTCCATAGCAGCCGCCTTGCGGTTCTCGATAATGACGCGGGCAACGTCAATGCGGTGCTCGGTGCTGTAGAGGATGCTCTGCACTCGGCGGTGGTTCAGGAGGTCCACGACCTCGTCGATCTGATCGTTCTTGATCATCACGCGCTCCATTCTTCGTCTTTGAGTTCATAGAGTTCGGTGGTCATCTCGACCGCCTTGTTGCGCCAGAAGATGCGGTCCTCTTTCTCAAGGCTGCTCCAGCACGGGGCTTTCTGGATGATCTCCATGTCGTTCCGTTGCCGGACGAAGGACTCGAACAGGGAGACGGCCAGCGTCTCCAGCGGGAAGAGCTTGATGAGGGCTTCGTCCATCACGCCCAACGATCCGTGTCGCCAAGCTCCATCACGTTCACGGACAGGATGCAGGCGCTCTTGTCCAAGGCGTTCGACGACATCGCGCAAGGCGTATCGTTGCTCGTGATGTAGGTGATCATCGCCACCGCTTCCCGGCCGGTGTAGCCAGCGCCGCGAGGATCAAATTCGCGAAGTAGCATCCGGTCGCCGACCCGATATGGCCGCTCGGTCTTGTCCCGCATGTCGTGCTTCTTCTTGCCAGCGCACATCGGCTCGAAGAACCAAGGCCACGACTTGACCTCGTAGTCGTAATGGGCGTGATGGCCACCGGGCGTCAGGGCCATCGGCGTGCCGGCCGTGGGGAGTCGTTCCCACGTCGCTTCGGGCAGAGGCGTGCGGATCGTGTATGCCCGCCCACCTGTGAGTGATGACATAGGGATCACGTCTCCCTCGCTGTCGAGCGTGATGAGATCGTGCTCGAAAGCCAGTTGAGAGATTTCGATGCGGTCAGCCTCGGACATGTGTTCTTCGAGACGGTCGATGAGATCGTTCGGATCGATCTTCTTACCGATCACCTGCATCAGGATGTCCATGAGGTATTCGCGACGTTCGAGTGGAGTGTAGGCGTTCAAGTCTTTCTCCGTGTAATAGGTGATGCGGCCATCAAGGTGAAAAGCCATGCCGGCATACCAGTGGATTTTGGTGGGATAGGGATACGGCTCACTCATACTCGGCGAGCCGGTGGTCCTTCTCAGCTTCGTCGAACGGCCATTCGTCGATCTCGCATTCGCACTCCGGGCAGAAGCCGAGATCGTCCGGCAGCGGCCGGGTGTGATGGTCTTGCAGATCAGCGACCGGGCCGAGCCAGCCACACTGGCCGCATTCAACAAACATGCTCATGCTGTTTCCTTCATCTGGTTTTCTTTGGGAGGCGGACGATTTTTCGCTTTTGCTGACGGACGATTTTTAGCTTTTGCTGCTCCGTCTCGCGCTTGGCGGCCAGTTCGATGAGCTTGTCGTAGCCACCAGCGGCGCGGGCCGCCCGCCCGGCCCGGCGCTGCTCCTCAAGGGTGGTGATCAGCATCACGCGCCCCTTCGTTCAGGCTCGACGCCATCGACGCCTTCCTGAATCATGGCGATGCGATCGATCAGGGTCTGGATGGTCAGGGCGTCCATCGTCCCGTCCACGACGAGGAACTGGATCAGGACGTTGTGCTCCAGACCGATGCGGTGGGCGCGATCCTCGCACTGCTCCATGTCGCCGGGGACCGACCACATCTCGACGAAGACCACGATGGTGGCCTCGGTCAGGGTGTGCCCGACGCCGCCGGCCTTGAGGTTGCAGAGGATGACGTTGCAGTCCGGGTCAGGCTCGATCGCATTGTCGTTGTCGCCTTGGAACCGCAGCTTCTCCGCTTCTACCTTCTTGGCTCCGAGGCCGCCGATGATGCGGGCCGCCGTCGGGAACTCCTGATGCAGCGCTGCGATCACGTCCTTGTGGATGGCGAAGACGATGACCTTCTCGCCAGTCTCCACGAGGCGCTTGATATGCTCGGCCGCCATCGGCACCTTGGACAGCGCCAGATCGTGCCGCGCCTCGGAGTAAGCCGCGAAGCCGGGCAGCAGTTCGCCGCCGTCCAGATCGTCGATCTCCTCCGCGTCGAAGCCCTGCGGCAGGATGCGGGTCATGCAGTCGAGGATGTAGGCCGGGTCCGCTTCTGCCAGCACCTCCTTTGGCTTATAGGCGACGCCGTCGTTCGCCGCGTCCAGCATGGCGAAGGCGTCGGTGAACTTGTCGCGCTCGGTCTTGATCTTCTTCTTCAAGCCCTCCTGCGGGAAGATCACGATCTCGCGCGTCTTCTCCGGCAAGTCCTTGAGCACGTTCTTCTTCAAGCGCCGGATCATGAACGCCCGGCGCAGAAGCTCGTTGAGTTCGGTCAGGTTGGAGCCGCCGTCCGCCTGCAATCCGAAGCCGGTCATCACCGCGTCGCAGTAGGTGAAGGCGAAGTCGTCCCAGCTTTTACCCAGCCCGTGCGGATCGAAGTCCCGGATCATGGTCCACATGTCCTTGGGCTTCTTCATCATCGGCGTGCCGGTCAGCATCACGCGCCGCTCGGCACGAAGACA